CACCGAGCATGAGCCCGCATCGAACATGGCGTGCCGACAGGTCGGCATCGAGCCGTCGGCAATGCTCGCGCCGGTGCGACATCATCACGATCTGCTCACCGGCCGCGACCTCCGATGCTGCAAGCTCGACCGATAGCGCGGCACGCCTCGGGTCGGTCATCATGTCCTCCACGAGCTTGTCGAACGCGAGCAACCGTTCCTTCACGAGCGACTGAGGCATCGGCACGTCGTCGTCGCGTGCCCGCTTCTCGGCATCGCGCACCCGCGCCTGTAGATCGTCGTACCAGTCCGACGTGAAGTCGGTCGGCACGACCCGCACCTCGACATCGTGCACGACCCCCTGCGCCACGAGGTCGTCCTGGTCAATGTCCACCGCGATGTCGCCGAACGCATCGTAGATGAGGAATTGCTTGCGATCCTTGCGCCGTTCGTCGGCCGACACGCCGATGCGATACCGGGCGGGCAACCGGTCGATGCACTCGAAGAACGTCGACGCCGCGAACCGCTGAAGCTCGTCGGCGATGACAACCCCGAACGTCGACGCAATGCGCCCGGTGTGCTTCACGAGCGATTGCTGCATTCCGATCGTGAGCGGCCGAATCCGGTGCGTGCCACCGCCGATGATGCCGACCTCATCCTCGGTGAGCCCCAGTTCGGCGACCGCCCGGCGCACCCACTGGTCGAGCAACCCGCCGGTCCACACGATGACCAACGTCGGCAAGTCGAGCCGCGATGCGAGTGCAAGCATCGCCGTCGTCTTGCCCGAACCCGTCGGCGCACGCACGACGCAGTTCTGCACCCGCATCGCCTCCTCGACGATCGTCTCCTGGTAGTCGCGCAACACGACCCGATGTCGCGGGATGCCCCGCGGCCCGTCGCCGTCGATGCGGTTGTCGACGACACGCCGGGCGATGCCGAACTCCTCGAACACCGCACGCAACCGACCGATGCCGCCGCGCGGGAACGTCATCCACTCGCCGTCGTACCGGCACGACGCGATAGTCTTCGGCTCCCGGTACAACGCCGGGCCTTTCAACCCGAGCCGCTTCAGCTTCTCGTGCATCGGGTTGTCGTGGGTGAACTCGACCCGCAACCGTTCGACGACCTCGGCCGGGAGGTCGGCCGTGCGAACACGCAACCGGCTGTCCACTTCGATGATGGTCTGCATGCCACCCATCATGCCGCGGCTCCCACGGATGATCGATCATCCGTCACGGCATGACGGCACGCCTTCGCCCCTCATCAACCCGTCACCGGTCGACGCCGCGCACCGCGCGGCGGGCACAATCGCGAGGCCGCAGGCCGAGCGATTGTGCGAGAGATCAAGGGATCTCAGTAACTCCCACCCGCGAACCGCCCCCTACCCTACACGTAGCGGTTACGTTGGCGCAAGACTGCCACAACGATTCGATGCGCGGGTCGCGCGGCGGTACACTCGACGCATGACCGACCTACTTCGTGTGCACCTCAAGGACCATCCGTGTGCCGACATCCTCGACCCCGACATCGTGCGCGAGGCGATCGTCGCCATCGCCCGGTTCGCGTGCGACGATGACCGCGGCCGCGTCAAGGGCGACTACGTGTTCGAGCGCGTCACCGAAGGGCGGCAGTCGTGCTGGGTCGTGAACGGCAAGCAACGGTGCTACTCCGGTTGTGGCGACCTCGCGCAGTTCGTGCTGTGGCTCGCCGCCGGTGCCGAACGGTACACCGACCCCGCCGTGCGCCGGGCGATGCGGTACACGAACCGCGCGGAGGCATGGGGGTGGAAGCAGGGGTGGAACATCTCGATGCTCGACGGGTTCGTGCCGTCGGGGTCGAAGTTGCGGCACCGGCCGGGCGACAAGCTCGCCGCGCGGCCGGGCGATCTGCTGCTCATCGGGGAGGGCGGGCAGGAACACATCATGGTCGTGCGCGACATCGCCGCCGGGCGGCTCACGTCGCTCGACTACGGGCAGTTCTTCGACGGCAAGCACGGCGGTCGGCAATGCGTGCGGACGCTGCGCAAGGGGCCGGATGGTCGGCTGTGGGCGTTCTCGACGACACCGCCGGGTCGCCCCGTCGTGTGGTCGATCGACACCGGGTCGTTGCTTCGCACCGTGAGCGGCACCGGGGAGTTGTTGCCAGCCGTCGTGCCCGCCCCGTTCGACAAGGGCATCGTCGACGACAACCCGTACTTCGACCCCTACCTGTGAGCTACTCGAACCGCGGCATGGGCTGCCCTTGCGTCGCGAACGCGAGCACGTAGGCACGCGGGTCGTCGGGGCGGAACCCGCCCGGCATGTCCCACCACACGTTGAGCTGCTGTGCCGCGGTCACGATGTCGAGCGGCACCCGAATGTCGAACGTCCACTCGCACAGCAACGCCCCCTCGCCCTTCGTCGCCGAATGCACCGACGCCCGGTCAACTATGTCGGTCATCCAGGGGGCGGGCACTTCCCAATCGGCCCGTCGCGCGGTCACGACCGACGTGAACGGCGGGCCGAGCAGCCGCACCGTCGTCAGGATGCGCAACCGCCGGATGCGCGGCAACACCTCGCCGTCGAACGTGGGGGACTCGAACCGGATGCGGCTCGCATCATAGCCGAGCACCCGCATCGGCACGCCGACCCCGAACCGCTCGACGTTCCACACCCCGTCGCGCGTGAACCGCGCGGCGGGGAACGTCTTGCTTGACACGATGAGCGGTGCGGGCATCGGGTCAAGCCTCGGGGCCGATCGTGCCCGCGAACAGCCGCGTGGGAGTGCCGACGACCGCCGACACGACGAGCGCGAACTGCAACCCGTCGGGCACCGGCACCGTCGACATCGTGAGTTCGCCCGCTTTGACCGTCTGGTCGGTCAGCTTGTACCACTTGCCGCCGATGCGAACCCAGGGGGCGACCGTCACTTGGTCGAGGGCTGCGCCGTCGAGCCCGAGCCACAACCCGCGTTCAATCGCGGTCGACATCGGGCCGAACACGTTCTTCTCGTTCGGCGGTGTTACGTTCGGGTCCGGTTCTGGCACGGCACCCGCGTCAACAGTGCGTTCCCACTTCCCAGCACTCATCGCGTCCTCCTCACGGGTCGTTGGCGGTCGGCTTCGGTTGGTTCATCAACAGCGCAGCCGACTTGACTCGCCCGTCCTCATAGGCTTGCGCGGCAAGCCATGCCGTCACGACCCACTTGATGAAGTCGAGGGCCTGCTCGCCCGCGACCCGTCCGAGGCCCGCGAGCACGACGATGCCGACGATCGCCAACATCGTGATGAGGGCCTTGCGCGAACCGAACAACTGAGCAATCGAGTCGATCATCTGCGGGCCTTTCGTCGCCGGTGTGCGAGCCCCGCGTCGATGCGGGATTCGACCGCCGCAACACGTTCATCGTGGAGCCGGTCCATCTCGACGAGAGCTGCCCGGTAGTCGGCCATCGTGCACGGCTTGTCGCCGCATGCACACGGCACCCGCAACGTCGGGCAATCGGTCGCCGGGGTCGGAATCGTGTGGACTGCGTTACTCATCGTGGGTTGACCTCCGCATGAGTAGCTCGGTCAGTGACTCCAGCTTGTCAACCGACCGATGCACTCCCTCCTGCAACTTGAGCGACCGCTCAGTGAAGGCCTTGGCATCGTCGATGCGGGCCTGATGGGCCTTCTCCAACCGGTCGTGCAATCGGAACACCCAAAGCAAGAGCGCCGCGATGATGACGCCCGGCACCCCGAGCCCGGTAAGTGCGTTGATGACGGCTTGCATCGGTTCCATCGTGTCATGCTCACGTCCAGCCTACAACCATGTCGAACGCCGAAACCATCGCATCGTTCAACACGACCACGGTATCGGTCACGGCCGCCGACGCAACGTCAATTCGCAACATGCAAGCTCGAAGTTCCTCAAGCTCGGGGTCGGCGATGATGGCGAACGCCCACACGGCTCCCCCGGCACGGTCGACGACCAGCGGCCCGACTCGATCCAACCCCGGCACTTCGGCCGCCGTGATGCGGGCGAGCACCGTGCCGTCGGGTGCGACCTTTGCGATGTAGATCGCTGGCACTTCAAAAGCATAGCGATGCCCGGTGAACCACAGGTTGCCGTCCGCATCGGCATCGGCACCGCCCGACCACACCCCGATGTCGTCGCTCGCGACGATGCGGGTCACCACCATCGTCGACTGGTCGCACCGCAGGATTGCCGATTCCGTGCTCATAGCCCACGGGTCGCCGGGCTCCTGAATCCACAACGCCGCGTCGGTTCGCGATGTCGTCGCCGCCACCTGGGCTGGCATCCACATCCACTCCCACGCCGACGTGAAGTCGTGCCCGGTCGACTCCGCATCCTGCACCAACGCACCAGGGTCGACCCGCACGAACCGGGCCTGCGACGAACCGTTCGCTGGTATGTAGGCGATCGTGAATACCTTGCCGCCGACGACCGTGCACGTTATCGGCTGCGCCGGGAATCGGCCGATCGTGATGGGCACCGATGCGTTCGGTGTGCCCGCTATCGGGTCAATCCGTTGCAGCTCGTAGGTGTCACCCCACGCAAAGTTCGTCTTCCACAAGCCACTCGACGTGTCACCGTACTCGACACCGGCCGCCCCGTGGGATTCGGGCGCAAACGGCCCGTCGTCGTAGATGGTGATCGTCCCCATCGCTTCGTCGGCCGGGGTTGCCGCGATGACGCCCGACTCGCGCCATCCCGCATCGGTCACCCATACCCGGTCGCCATCGAACGCGAGCGCCCACGGTCGGACGAAGTACTCGCCGAGCAGCGATAGGTCACGCAACGACGCAAGCGACCGCGCTTCGGTGTCGATGGCTCCGAGATACAACCCGAGACCAATCGGGCCGTCCCTCCCAAGCCATTCCGGCATACCGTCGGCGACCCCGAACGCAGCCAGCACCTTGTCGCCCTTCGGGGTCGCCTTGATGCGGTCGATGAGGCCGAACATCCTCGACATGGTGAACCACACGAGCCGCGGCACGACCCTTTCTCGGCGGTGCAACGGCACCGGCGGAATGGGGTGCAGCAGCACGTGTGGTATCGGCTCGTTGAGGTCGGGCCGCACCGGTGTCGCCACGCCCGACCGCGGCCACGACCGAGCTGCGATGATGCGGGATGCGTTCGACCGCACTTCGGCGTCGGTCGCCCCGATGATGGCGGCGATGCGCGGCACGAGCACGTCGGGCAACCCCTGACGCCCCGAGTCGATGCGGTCGAACACGAACGGCGAGATACCAAGCACCTCGGCGACACGTTCGGGCCGCATGCCGTAGGCCGCGAACAGCGACGCAAGGCTCATGGGCCGAGGTCCCACCCGATGACATCGAGGCCGCCGTTCACCCGCGTCGCGACACCGGCTGACGGGAAGTAGTTCACCGTCAGGTTGCGGTTGACCGGGGCGAGGCCGGGCCACGTCGGAATGAGCGGCACATCGACCTCGAACACGTCGGAGTAGATGCCGAAGACATCGAACATGCCCGTCTCCGCGCCCGCGTCGATGGCGCACACGTTGTCGGTCGTCACGCCAAACCGCTTCATGTAGACCTTGCGCGAGAACGAGAACGCCGCACCGGGCGCACCGGTGAAGTTGCAGTAGACCTTCAGCCGCACCCGCCGCGCGTTCGCGGGGTGCGCGAAGTTGCCGAACAGGACGTAGGAGTCGGTGTTGATGTTCGTGCCGAACGGGGCGACGAAGATGCCGTTGCTGAGGCCGCCGACGAGAATCATGCGCCCGTCGCTCACGGCACCGCGCGGCACGCCACCGCCGTCGCACCACCCCGCCATGACGACACCCGCGAACTGCGTCGACAGCCCGAGGCCGGTCGAGGTCGGCATCGTGATTGCGAGCAACGGCGTGCCCGCGTAGTTCGGTGCCACCATCGTCGCGACCGGGATGCCCCGCATCGGGCCGGGCACCCGCCCGAGCCCGAAGATGCTGTTCTCGGTGTACCGCACCCACCGGGGCAACCCGGCGGGGAAGCAGGCGTAGAGATACCACGGCATCGACGGCACCGGGGCGAACCCCGGCCCCTGGTTCTCCGGGTTGAGAATGTCGACCCACGGCAGGTCGCCCGACCCCATCGCCGCGGTCGGTGTGCCCTTCGCGATCGTGCCCGCGGCCCGGTAGTAGCCGACGTTGAAGTCCACCGCACCCGACACGTTCAACTCGACGCTCGGGTTGGTCCACTCGTCGGCATACACGAGGCACCGTTCGCGCTTCTGAAGCAGCGACCCGGCATGGAACGGTTGCACCGCACGGTCGACGATGAGGGGGCGCACGTCCCAGAACGTCACCGTGTCGACGCTCGCGCTGCCCGCCGGAACCGATGCGACCGCGAGCGGCAGCCATCCCGTCGCGTTGCCGGGGTAGCCACCGCCCGCAACACCCGACCGAACGCGATACTGCAACCGGCCCGCCACCACCTTGTCGACGAGGTTCGGCGTGAACAGGCCCGTGGCGGGGTCGAAGATATCGCGGTTGTCCTGCTCCTCGACCAGTTCGATCGGCTGGCACTCGATGACATCGATCCGAACCCCGCCACCGCCGTTCGCCGGGATGACGAGGGAACCGATGGCACTGATGCCCGCGTCGAAGATGACCTTGCTCGGGTCGTCGTCGGCGTTCGGGGTTGCGTCGGGGAAGTAGGCGACCATCTCGCCGGGCGTGATGGTCACCGAATCGGTGCCAATCTGCGGCACGACCATCAACCCGCCGATGACATCGGCGAGCAGCGGGGCCGTGATGGCTGCCGGTTCGATCGCGTACCCCGCCGACGTGTCGACGATGTACTGGTCGGAGAAGAACCGCCGATGAAACGCCGACCGGTCTGCCGCGATGAACGCCTGCTCGCGGTTGAAGTCGGTGGAGATCAGCCGTTCCCTCGTGTTGTACTGCATGCGCTTGTGACCGCTCGACATGCGGCAAGCCTACCACCCGTCGGGGCGGGGTGTCAGCCTGACGGATGATCGATCATCCGTGGCGGGCGTTTCACGTGGAACCTCAGATGCAGCCGACGTTCTCGACGTAGAGATCGAACCCGACACCGGCCGCCCGCGCATCGTCGACCGCGGCCCATACCGTGCGATAGTAGATGGCCGACATGATTGGGAACCCGTCGAAGAACGCGAGGAACGGGTCACAGTCGAAGGCGTTGGACACCCCTTCGTCGAAGGCACACCCGAAGTCACCGAACGGAATGGGCGGCACGCCGATGAGGAAGAACGCCCTGAACTCAAGGTAGTCGAGCAGCAGCTTGAACCGGTCGGCCGGGCGGGTGCCGAAGTCGAGGTCGAACGCGAACGCAACCGCGGGGTCGACCGACGACGGGTCGCCGTCGAAGAACAGCCCGCGGAACTTCGCCTGCCCGACCTCGCGCAAGCACGCCGACCCGCCGAGCGGCACGAACACCCGGTTGGCGATGCGCCGGATCGCGTTCGGCGACACCTTGTCGGCGACCGTCGCGACCCGCTTGCGATAGCTGTCATCAGGTTCGGCCGGTTGCCGGTAGATGCGCCGTTCGTCGCCAAGCTCGTCGAGCATCGCCGACCGGCCGCCGACCGGGTAGTCATCGCTGGCGATCGTGAACCCGAGATCGGTCGCCCATCCGAGCACGCGCCACCCCGCACCGGTCGACCCCGGCGGGGAGTTGTACTGCTCCGCGGTCATGTCGGGCGACTGCTTGACCGCCACGAGCGTCGCCGTCGTGCCCGTGAGCACGCCCTCGATCTGCGTCGCCGGTACGAAGTCGCCGAACGTGCGGTCGACCACAACGTGGTCGCCGGTGTCCGTCAACCGGCGGAACACGCCGCGAGCAGTCACGACGACACCGGTGCGTTGCACGACCTCCTCGCCGACCTCGAACCCGGTGCCCACGATGGCGGCGACCTCGAACACGCCCGTGGCGGCGAGCGTCGCAACGCCGCCGTGCACCCCGACCTGTGGCTGTTCGTACCCGATGACACGCCGCACTTGCCCGGCGTTCGCCCCGACTGTCAGTTCGATGTACTGCCCGACGTGTTCGGGCACCACAACGTCGGGGTCGGGGCGCACCATGAGACGATGCCCGGCGATACCGGGCACGACCCGCGCCTTATCGTTCGCGAGCGCGGCCCCGACCTGCACGAACTGGTTGATGCTACCCGGTTCGGGCTGGTTGTAGCCGTAGCCCGGTCGGTCGCTCATGAGCCGCAGCTTGAACGGCCCGGCCTCGCCGGGGCCGAACGTCAACGTCTCGTCGGCCACGAACTGCCGCCCGGTCTGCACGTACTGCGCGCCGTTCGGCCCCCAATCGCCCGCAACCTCGGCGATGATGACCTGCCCCTTGATGATGGTGATCGGCGTGATGAACCGAGCCGACCGTTGCACCGTCGCCGTGACCGTTGCCGGGCTCGCACCGCCCGCGGGTTCATCGGTCTGACCCGACCACGGCAGGATATACATTGCCTGCGTGGTCCGTTCGATCATCTCCGACGCCCGCGCGAGCTGTGCCGCGGCTTGCTCGTAGGCCTCGAACTGCGTGTCGACCCCGGCCGCCTTGCCGTCGATGAACGGCTGCGCGTACCCCACGTCGACAACGGACTGCCACAGCTCGATGAGGTCGTCGAGGGTCAACGCTGCCATCACACCACCGTCACGTTGGCAAGGGTCGTGCGCAGGGTCATGCCCGGCGCAGGCACGAGGTCACCGGTCGGGGCAACGACCGCCGATTCGGTCACGATGAGGCCTTGGTTCTGGAACCGTTGCAGCACGACGTAGATCTGCGCTCGCGATAGGGTCTGGTTGACCGCGAGCGAGTTGATGAACGCCACGACCGCGTTGCGCACGGCCTCGGTCACGGTCGTCGTGTCGACGTTCGCCGCGAACGTGAGCTTGAGCGCCACGTCGACGATCTGCGGCATCGACAGTGCCGTGATGACCGCGATGCCGCAGGCCCGATACTCCTCCAACTCCGACCGCACGAACGCCCCGAGCGCGGCCGACGCCACGCCCGACGAGTCGGCGATGTAGAGCTGCACGATGCGAGCCGGTCGCGACAACGAATCGATCGCCTCGTAGGCCTGTGCCGACACGACACCCTCGACCGCGAGCGCCCCGAACTCGATCGCCCCCTTCGTGCCGCGGCGGGCTGTCTGCCAGAAGTTTCGGATTCGATTCCGGTAGTCATCATCCTCCTCGACCGGTTCGCCGCCCGCGGTCTTCGCGTCGTTGTTGACCTGCAACGTCGTGTCGAACAGGGCCGACGGCTTGTCAATCTTGCGGATCTGGTTCGCCCCGACTTGGTACTCCTTGCCCGCGAGCACCGCCCGCACGTCGCACGTTGCCTCCAGCGAGGCGGGTGCGAAGGTCGCCGTCGTTGTCGTCACGTACTCGATGCCGGTGAGCGACACGAGCTTCGTGCCGATGGGCACGACCCCGCCACCGCCCGTGATGGCGGTGCGGAAGAACCGCACCGACCCGACCGCCGCGGCCGCACCCTTGCGCGGCAGTTGGTACTTGTCGAACCCGTACCGGTCGAGGTCTTCCTCCTCGGCACCGTTCAACGTGAGCGCCCGAATCCGGTCGACGAGGTGCCGCGCGACCGCGTGCGCCATGTAGGACGACGACCCGACGAAGATGTTGATGTCGGAGCCCTCGACATCGACTTGCGCGGGGTCGATGCGCTTCGCCCGCGTCGCGACGTATCGCCGACCGATGCGGTAGAAGTCGAACCTCGTGAGAATCTCGGCCATGCGTCACCTCATCACACCGGGCTCGTCGCGTCGAACGGCACGTCGACCGCGACCGGCTTGTTGCTGTACTTGGTCACGGCACGTACTTCGAGCCAGAACAGGTCGGGGCGGTTGTCGTCGCGTCGGAACCGACACGACACGTCGCGCGTCTCGGGCTCCTGCCGGATCTGCGCTTCGGCATCCGACGTGAGCGCGTCGCGCACGCCGGGCCGCCCGAGCTGCTTCACTTGGTCGGGCAACCCAACCCCGTAGGTCGGCAGCCACGCGAACTTGCCCTTGCGCGTCATGCACCGGCGGAACACGCGCTTGCGGTAGCTGTCCACGCCGTCGTCGAACGCGAGGTCGCCCTGAGCATCGACCGGGATGGTGCCGAGGATGAGCGAGTCGGTCGTGTTCGGCAACGGGTCGAGCATGCCCGCGCGGTTCTGCGGGTTAGCGATGTCCTTCGACGACACGATGAGGTCGACCCGCGGTTGCATGAACCCGCGCGACAGCCCATCGAACAGCCGCGAGGCCGATGCCGGGTCGAGCAGTTGCCCGCCGACCGCACGCAGGCCGTTGCATGCGACCCGGTACACCGACGGCCACGGAGAGAACGACCGGTCAACCGTCAGGTCGAGCATGGTGCCGCGCGACCCGGCGACCTCGGCGATCTCGACCGCGGCGGGGAACACCGGCCGCGGTTGCGCCCCGTCGGCACCGGTCGAGGTCGGGTCGGTCGCCACCGAGTAGCGTTCGACCGACGCCGCATCGCCGCTTTCGAGCGTGCCCGTGAACAGCGGGGCCGCGTTGAACTCAAGCCGCACGACGTTCTCGCGCACGGCCATCGCTCGCAGCAGTTGCAACGCGACGATGCCGCCGCCACCCCATGGGATGAGGCCCCACGGACCACCGCCCCATCCGGCACCGCTCACGGCCGCACCCTTACGTCGAACGCGAAGTCGTCGTCGGTGAGCACCCCGAACGCATCGGCACGTTCGATTCGGAAGCCGTTGACCGTCTCGTTGTAGACCGTGCACGAGCCGCCCGTGTTGCGGGCCGTCGCCACCACGGCATAGTTCGCGTTGGGCATGGGCGCGATGAACGCGATGTCGACGATGCCCGGCGACACGTAGGTGACGAACCCGATGTTGAGCGACGATGCGAGCGAGGCCGGGCCTCCCGGCGGCAGGATGACGCGCCCCCATGCTGGCGATGCACCGACGACCCCGCGGCGGATCACCTCAAACCACCGATACCACTCGCGCGACCACCCCTCGGCGTTGCCCGTCGGGTCGATGACATCGGGCACGTTGTGCTCGACCGTCTCTTGGAACGCAGGCACCCGCCGCGGTAGCTGTCCGGGGTCAAGCGCAAGCACCGCACCCGCGTAGAACGTGATACGCGCAACGTCGTCGGCCGACGCCCCGAGCCCCGCACCCGAATCGACGGCAAGCTCGACGTGATACGTGCCCTCGACATCGATCGGAGCGAACAACGTCGCCGCGGCTGTCGGGGTCGCGAGCAGCGACGTTGCCCGCACGCCCGCGTTGATGTCGATGGGCCGGTGGATGATGCGCCACAGGTAGGCGAAGAACGGGCCGCCGACCGATGAAAGCGTCACCGGTTGCCCGAGTTCGAGGTCTTCCCGCGCGAACCCCGGCACGCCCGGTGGTCGCGTCAACTGGTCGATGGTGATCTGGACGGCCATGCAGGCAGTCTACAGCCGACGGCACCGATGCCGCCACCCCGGCACGGATGATCGATCATCCGTCAGGTGTCGGCGTCGAATGGGTCGGGGTCCGACGTGCCGACACGGCCACCGCCGAACCCGAACTCGGCGTCGATGGGGTTCGACAGGTCGCACTTGAGCCCGAGGAAGAAGCTGAACGTCGGCGGAAACGGGAACGGCGGGAACTTGAACTTGAAGCTCAGGTTGAAGTTGAACACCGGCGGGAACTGGAACCCGCAGATCGACGCCCCGCTCGGCGATGGCTCGAACGAGAACGACGCATCGACCGCGGCCTGTGCCGCCGGGTCGGGTGCATCGGGGGGAGGCGGGAACCCCATCGGTTAGGCCGGGCTGTAGGGGTTGCAGTTGCAGTTCCCAAGGCGGGTATACAACGGCGGGCACAACGGGTTCGTCGATTGGCACCGGCTCTGCGTCCACGCGAGGCGAGCACGGGCCGCGGCAACTTGCATCTCCTCCCACGTCACGGCCCCACGTGCCCGCATCATGGCCGACCACTCGGCGAACACCCACGCCGGGTCGCCGAGCGTCATAAACACCGGATTGATGACCTCGCACCCGGCGTCGATTGCCGCCTGCTTCGTCGCGTTGTCGGTCAGATACTCACCGGCCCACAACAGCACGGTCGGCAGTTGTACCCCACGCATGAGCAACCGGGGTTCGCCTTCCGCACCGGGGCCGTGCCCGTACACCACGACATGCACGCATGGCTGCACGATCGGTGGATGACCGAACCGGGTGCAAGTCACCGTTCCGACCACACCCGCAACCCGAGCCCACACGTCGTCGCCCGCGGCACCCATGAGGAACGCCTCGATGTCCTCCCACGGCACACCCCGACGCCGCATCTTCGTCGCGGTCGTCAATGCCGAACCGAGCGTCGATTCGTCGGCGAGCACGCCGCCTTCGGCCTGCATCGCGTAGGCCCGGTCAACCTCGCTCGGCGGGAACACGGTTCCCGGTGCAACCGGGCCGTCGGGCGTCTGCACTCGATTGAGGATGACGAGGTTGCTCATGCCCCGAGGCTACCATGCCCCGGTCGGCGGGTCAGCCGATGATGAGGCCGGGGCAACCGATGCCGGGCGAGGTCTGCGGGAACGATGACACCTTCGGCAAGCACGCCCCGAACGCCGTCGCAATCGCCGCCATGCTCGCCGTCAACGTGCCTGTCATCGGGGTCGACTGCGCAATCGGCACCGCGAGCGCGTAGGCCGCATCGGCGAGCGGCAACGCCATCAACGGGGCGAGCGCGGCACCGGTGAGCGGGCCGGGGTTCGCCGTGCCAATCGCAATGCCAAGCTGCATGAGCATGTGGGCGACGAGGTTGACGACCGATTCAGTCGTCGCCGCGTGTTCCGTCGCCGCGTTGCCCGACGTGATGATGTTGAGAGCATCGGGCACCGACAACGTGTTGTTGCCGACCCCGCCCGTCGCGCTCAGGTTCAACACCGCGTCGTCGAGCCGCAAGCTGATGCACTTGTCGGTGAAGTTGAGCTGGATGAGCGCCGACCCGTCCTTCGTTGATAGGCCGATGACATCGGAGCCGATCTGGAACCCCGACGAATCGCCGTTCAACAACGTCACAGCCCCCTTGCTGTCGATGCCGATGAGCGCCCCGGTGAGCGCCGACCGAATCGTGTAGGGGCCTGCGTACTCATGCACGACCGGGGTGCGGCACCGGCGGAAGCCAAAGGTGTTCGTCGTCGGGTCCTGCCCGGCGACCGAATCCATGGGGAACTTGTCAATCGCGTTGTTGAGCCGACCGATGATGCAGCAGTCGGCCGTTTCCGCCCCCTCGGGGATTGCGACCAGCACCTCGTCGCCCTTGACGTAGGGGTGGAACTCCCCCTCACCGTTGCCCGCAACCGACCCCGCCGTGCGGCAGTACACCGGCACCATCGACGGTTGCAGCATGACCTTGACGAGCGGCCCGTACTGCTCATCGAACACGACCTCGGGTTCGGTGTCGTCCTGCGTCTGCCCCTCGACGAGCCCGTAGCTGATCCATTGCCGCGGGTCGATGCCGGGGAACCGCAACCCTTCGGCGAACGTGCGCAGGTCGAGGCCGAGTCGGGGCAACGAACCGGGTCGGCGGGGTCGGGCCATGGCTACTCGCTCTCCACGTTGACCGTCGTCGGTTGCACGTTCAATGGCGGCGGCTCGATCTGCTCGCCCGGCGGCAGCACCTTGTCGGCACGAATCTCGATATAGTTGATGAGTTCGAGGTCGAGCTTCACGCCCTCCTCGTTCGACCAGTCCATCTGCATCGACCGCAACCGGAACGTCTTGGGCAACCCGATGTTGTTGACCGCATCGCTGTACGTCTTCGCGAACTCGCGCGAGTACCCGATGCGCCGCAGGAACCGTTCGGCGTCGGTCACGGTTGCGTCCTCGGCCTCGCCGACCGTGAACACCATGTCGCGGTCGATGCCGACATCAACCGGGTCGCCCGGCTTGAGGTCGAGCAGGTCGGGGTCGGCATTGCCACCGCCGAACGAAGCGAGGTTCTTCGTCGACGCCCGCACTTGCACCTCGTTGCGCGACTGCGTTTCGTAGTAGGTCTGCGCGATGAGGCGCAACGTCTTTTCGTCCTTCACGCCCTGGATGCGGACCACTTGCCACTTCTCGTCGGTCGCGTTGCCCGGCGGTGCCCGCAACACCCGGTCGCCCTTGAGCGGGTATCGGGCGACGAGCGTCTTCTTGCGTTCCCCGTTGTAGCACCGCACTTCGATGTTCGTCGGCACTTGCTTCGTGAACCGACGCCGCACCGACATCTCGGCGAGGTTGCGCCCGTACACGAGCAGCCGGTTCTTGAGCACCCGCCCCGACGGCAACACCCGCCCCGTGAACGGGTCGTCGGGCCGCGTGCCGTAGCGGTTCGAGTACTTCGTGTGCGGCGGTTGCACGATGACCGTTACGCCGTCGAAGTAGGCGACATGCCCGACCGCCCCGCACACGTCGACGATGTAGTCCCACACCGTGAGCTTGCTGTCGCCGCCCCCCTTCGGGGCCGGGCCGAGATTCGGCCGGAACGCCGTCTTGGCGAGGGCATCGCCGAGCACCGGCGGTGGCGTGCCGACCGGCCGATACTCGACCGCGAGCCCGCGGAACTGCGGGAAGTTCGCGAGGTAGTTTGCAATCGCCTCGTCGAGTGGCTTCTTGCCGTCGATGGTCAACGCGGGCGGTGCGGGCTGGTCGACGAGCAGGCGCGAGTTGTCGCTGCACTCCAACCGCACGATCGGTTCGTCGTCGTCGGGGAACTCCGTTTCAATGTCGTCGACCCACCCCTGGAACCGAAGGTTGGTTCGCGGCTTCCCGGCCGAATCGGTGAACGTGTCGGGCACGACGTTCAATGGTTCGCCGCTGCCCTCCGCACCCGATGCACCCGACGACCGCGATGCACCCGCGAGCCCTCGACGGAAGTCCTCGGCCGTGACCGTGCCGAGGTAGAACTCGACCGCACACGACCGGATCGCCCGCGGGTCGAGCGGGAAGTCGGAATAGCGCAGCTCGACCGATAGCTTGTTACCGTCCCTGATGCCCTGCATGCGCAACGTCGCCGTGACCGGGATGATGCCGCCGACATCGCGAGTGAGATTGTCGCTGCTCGTCGTTTGCTGCTGCGGCGGGCCGCCGGGCAACGGGCCGCCCTTCGCCTTGAGCTTCCACGCATCGCCGTCCTTGACGACCGCGAGCGCCGGGTCCTGCCCGGCACCGCGCATCGTGAGCGGCTTCTTCGCCGGTGGCGGCGGCAGCAACCGCGACCCGTAGTCCTCGAACCGAATCGACAACCGGACCTTGGCTGACGGGAAGTAGTTCTGGGGCGGCACTTCGCGGTCGGGCATCGGGTCACTCCCCCACGAGGTTCTTGATGGTGGCGAGGTTGGGGATGATGAGCACCGCCCCGACCGGCGGTGCGACCGCGAACGCGACCGGCTTGCGCTTGAGCCCGCCACCGACCGGCACGACCGGCGGCAGCGAGTTCTTGTTCACCTTCGCGATGGCGTACCCGTAGTCGGGCGTCTGGTAGAACATCAGCGAGATCGACGCATAGGTGTCGCCCTTGCGCGCGATCCATACCCCGATGATGTCGGCGGGTGCCGCGCTCGACTTCGTGCGGCCCGAACCCGTCGGCCGCGATGCGCCCCGGTCGCGCGACCGTTCGAGCAGCACCACCGCCGAATCGGTCGCCTCGTTCACGTTGTCCTCGGTCGACCCGAAGTAGCTCGTCGTCTGCAACAAGTTCGACACCTTGTTCTGGAGCGCGAGCGTTTCCGGGGCCGGTTGCGAGATTGCATCGCAGAACTGCGTGCACACCGCGACCGCGTTCGTCGCCGTGTCGACGCACTCGCCCGCGAGTTCGGCGGTCAACCCGCGCATCTTGAGCGCGAGGTCGCCGATGTGCTTCAGCCGGTTCGTGATGGCGTCGCCGAACCGCGTGAACGATTGAAGCATCTTCATCGGGCCGTTGGCGAAGGCCTCGATGTCGCCGAGCGTGAACGTCGTCGCGGGCGGGTTCTGCGCCCGTTTCGATTGCTTCGCCGACGCTTGGTCGCTGAGGGCCTTCGACACCGCGTCGGCGAACTTCGCCTTTGCGTCGCGCACCGCCGCGTCAACGTCCTCGCCCCGCAGCGCAATCGCCCGTTGCATGACCCGACCGCGCGAGATCCACTCGAACTTGATCTGCCATTGAATGTCGTCCATGCGGATATGCTTGAACGTCCACTCAGCGGCCCGGCCCTCGCGCATGATCGACCGCGCATCGTCGTCGGAACCGGTGGACCACGTGACACGCAACCGCGTGCCCGCGTTGAACAGCACGTCGAGGATCTCGCGCATCGTCGACGCCCGCACGATCGCCTGCTGCGGTGCACCGGCGGCCGACGTGAACCACGACGGGTCGACGATCATGCGGGTCGTGTTCCACTCACCTTCCCATTCCGACGGCAACTCGATCGGGCCGAGCACCTGTTGCGTCGCCTCGGCGTTGTTGCCGACGTACCACTTCGTGGACAGCCGCATCTGCGACCCCCAGGCGGCCCCCTGAAACGGCAACGCCGCACCGATGAGCCCGACCTTGCGCTTGTCGCCCGTCAGCTCCTCGATGACGATTGTGGATGATTGCTGAACCGCCACGCCGACCTCCCGTCGTCAATGCGCGGCCGGGGTCGTCGGGTAGCAGTCCGTCAGTGGCAGCCCTTCGCCCCGGCCATCGTCTTCGTCGCCCACGTCGCGAGGGGCGGCTCACCCTTGCCTTTGCCGCCCTTTGCGCCCTTGGCGGCCGCGGGCGGTGCGGCCGGGGCCGTCGCGGGTGCGGCGGGTGTCGTGGCACCGGCCGCGGCATCCTCCGGGGTCATCGTCGCAAGCTGCCCGACCTGCGCGATGGCGTCGGCCAGCATCGACTTGATCTCCTCGATCTGCGCCGCGGCACCGGCCGCGGCCGTGATGTCGTCGTCCTTCTTCGCCGCCTCGGCCGCCTTCACGATGTCGTCGGCGGTGTCGACCGCCTCCTCGGCCGACGCGAGGATGGTATCGGCCATCGACGGGTCGTCGAGTTCATCGATCGCGTCCTGCAACTGCTTGAGCATGTCGGGCAGTTCATCGGCGCACGCCGTCGCCTGCTCGACGAACTCGGTTGTGCTGTGCAGTTCGGTGCCCGCCGCGGCCTCGGCCGCCTGCGTCTCGGGCGATTCGGCCGCCTCGTCGGCCGCCGTTTCATCGCCCTCCTCATGCGGCACTTCCGCACCGGGGCCGGTCGCACCCGTCGCACCGCATGCTGCCTGCACCGCCGTCGTGCATGCCTCGGCGCATGCGTCGGCGACCTCGGGCGGGCATGATGCCGCGCACGCCGCCTGCACCGCCGTCGCGCATGCCTCGGCGAGCTGTGCCCGGCACTCCTCCTCGGTCACACCGCCCTCCGCGAGCGATGCCGCGACATCGTTGCAGGCCGCAACGCATGCGTCGGCGCACGCCGACGCGCATGCCTCGGCCGATTCGGGCGGGCAGGCCTGCTCGCATGCGGCCATCACGGCTTCGGTGCATGCCGCAGCGCACTCGGCGCAGACCGCCTCGACATCGGCACCCGTCAGCATGCCGGTGCCGTCGGCATCGTCGTCGTCCACACCCGGCACCGGACCAACCAAACTCTTGAGCAACGGCATCGGCATTGCGCACCTCGTCAGTTCCTTCGGCGAGGCTACCACGCCGCCCCGCGTTCATCCAACCCCGTCGGTCACGTACCAAACGGGCTCGTGGTGATGGCCTGCAACCGGTTCTCGACAACGCGGGCGATGTCCCGCTCGAACACGATCGCAACCCGGTCGGGGTCCTGGTCCCTGAAGTTCTGCTCGATCTTGAATGTCGCCGACCCGATTGACACCTTCGGGGCGGCTGGCTTCCCCTTGTCGCCCTTCGCCTTGTCCTTCGATGCGGCACCCTCAAGCTGCTTCGCGAGTTCGTCGAGTTCGGCCGACTTGCCCTTGATCATATTCGCGAGGCTGTCCATCGCGTCACCGGTCAACGCCGTCGAATTGAGGAACGCCGCTTGTAGCTCCTTGTTCTTCACGAGCACGTTCGCGATGTAGACCGCGACCGCCTCGTTGTGCGTGTTGATGGCCCCCGTGAACCCGGTCGACAGCTTCTCGACCGCCGGTCCCATGTCGACCGTCGATAGGTCGACCCCGGCCTGCCGCAGGTTGTTGAACACCGCGGCCATCTTGTCGAACTGCTCGACCTGTGCCCGCGCGGCCCGATGCGCGGCCCACGTCGCGTCGGCAACCTCGCCTATCTGCCGGGTGTTCATCCCGGCCTCCTCGGCCCACTTGATCATCGCCGCCCGGCGGTCGTTGAACGAATCGATCTCCTGCTTCGTCCACTCGCGCAGCATCGTGTTCTGGTCGTTCCGCATGCCCTTGAACATCTCAGCTACAGCGGCCGCGTTCTTCGCGTCCTCGCTCGTCAGGCCGCCCTCGTCGATGAGCTTCTTGGCCTGCCATGCCGCGGCCCCGACACCCGCGACCGCGAGGGTGAACGCCCCGAGCGCGGCCGCCGCACCCGCGGCACCGGCACCACCCGCCGCGATGCCGAGGGCGGGCACACCCGACGCCGCAAGGCTCGTCACGCCCCGACCGACATCGACGGCCGCACCGGCAATCGGGACCGCCGTCTTCGCCCCGTAGATGAGGGCAATCTCGGTCTTGTGCGCGAGGATGAACGTCACGACCTCCTTCGCGAACTTCCACGCATCGACGATCGCATCCTTGATCTCGACCTGATGCTCCTTGATCCACTTGAACCCCTCGCGGATCGATTCACCGGCCGCGGTCACGGCCTTCGACACGTCGCCCGACATCGCCTTCGCGAACTCCTCAACTTGGTCGCGCGACCGCTTCATCCACTCGACGAGCCGCTTCAGTTCGGGCATCAACGCCCGCAACAACGGCTCGCCTAGCTTTTCCTTCGCGACCTCCCACGCAGTGTCGAGGGATTGCACCATCTGCTTGAGCGACGGTTCGGCCTTGCCCATCGACCCCGCAAGCTGGTCGAGCCCGGTCGCGAGCGCCTTCGTGCGTTGCTCCTCGGTCATCTGCGCCCACAGGGCGGCCGCTTTCTTCGTGTTATCGCCGAAGATGCCCGTCGTTTGCAGGAGCTGGAATAGTTGCCCGCGGGTGCGCAGGATGCCCTCACCCATCATGCCGAACTCGGTCGCGACCGCTGACACGTCCATGCCCATGACGCCCGCGATCGTCGCCATCTTGCCGATCTGGTCCTTCGCCGACGCAACCCCGGCATCGGTCGCCCCGGTCAACGTGAGCAGTTGCCGGAACCCTGCCTCGATCTGGTCGCCCGCGACCCCGGCGTTGATGGCAATCTCATCGAGCGAGTCACCGAGCGCGTTCGCGTTGTCGTAGGCCCGCGCCCATGACGACCCCTGCGCGGTCATGATCAACGCCGCGACCGCGTTATCGGCAGCCTGCCCGGCCGCCGCGGCGTCGAGGAACGACTTGCCGAAGTTGTAGACCGAGTGAATCGCGGGCATGAGGTTCACGGCCGCGAACGTCGACAGCATGTTGCCGAACGCCGACGCACCGGCGTGCGCCTGCTGCTCCGCTGCCGCCGTCTCCTTGAACCCCGACTTGATCTGGTTGAGCGCCGACGATGCGCGGTCATCGAGGGTCAGCGTGGTCCTGACGTTGACATCGGACATGAGGGAAGCGTAGCGCCGGGCCGCACCGCCCGGCAACCGCCGACGGATGATCGATCATCCGTCGGGCCGGGTCATAGGTCCGTTTCCCGCTTCGATGACATCGGGTTCTCGGCCTTGAGCAGTTCCGACGTTTCGTGCACCCACGACCACAGCTCGTCCACCGGCATGTCGCCGAACGTCGCCGCTTGCTGGTGCATGTAGCGGCCGAGATACGCCGCGCGCCATGCCCGAATCCGCATCATCTCGGACGGGTCGAACGATGCCGCGATGAGCGCATCGAACCGGGCACCGTCGGCGTCGGTGCCCGTGAACTGCGCGAGGGTCCGAAGGCGTGCCCGCACCACGTCGGGGTCGAGCGTTTCGCCGTCGTCGTCGACCCTCAACCCGTCGTGCGCAGCTCGATGCAACTCTCGAAAAAAGTGCGGCGGTCATCCTCCGACAGCACGTGCAGTTGCGTGTAGATGCGGATCAGCATCTGCCTGCACTTGCCGCCGACCTCACGCCACCACTGGTCGATGTTGCCGGGGCCGGGGTCGCCCGACCAGTCGACAACGTGCCCGTCGACCGACCGGATCATCTGCTTGGCGAGTTCGTTCGCCGCCCGGTTCGGGTCGCCGATCGCACGGCCGAGCGCCACCTTCTCGTCGATGTCGGTGAGCCCCCACACGATGCACTGACGATCGCCACGATGCGGTGCATCGGTCCACTCGGCCTTGAACCGGATGAACGCGACCTGACGCCCGCGAGGGAACTTGAGGTTGGGCGGCACGGTTGCCCACTTCGGCGCACCGCCCGACCGTGCGTCGGGTAGTGGCGCGAACTGTCGTGGTGCCGGTTCCTCCGCAGGCGGGCTCAGGTCATCGTTCGTCGCGGGGTACGTTTCGTCTTCGAGGGCGAGTGGCTGCTCCTCGTCGACGGCCGCGGGTGCGGCGGTTGCGTGTTGCTTCGTTTCCACTGTCCTATCCTCCCGTTGAACAAGTGGGCTGGCGGTCGGCAGGAGGTGCCGCGGCCCGTCGACCGCTGCGACCGAACCGCCAAGCCCATCCGTTGACCGTTGCCGGGGTCGCGACCGTCGCGTCACGGCAACGAGTTCTTCTGCACCGTTCGTTCGCTGGACTTGCCCTCGACCTTGACCTTCACGAAGTCGCCGCGGGATGCAATCGAGGTCGGCTGCGCCCCGAACCGCACGTCCTTGTAGGTCAGGATGAGGGTGTCGCCGTTCGAGTAGAAGTCGGTTCGCACGACGTTGAACACCACGTCGGGCGTCTTGCGTTGTGCCCGGTCGATGATGGCGGTCTGGAAGTCGACCCACGCCGCCTGAGTGACCTGGAACTCCAGATCCATCGAGTACCCGCGCAGAATGTCGTCGAACCGGTCGACGGGCTCACCGAGGAACCCGTCCTGCTTCGTTTCGAGCATGACCGAATCGTTGAACGAACCGATGGCCGCGATCGTTGTCAGCGGTTGACCCGCCTGCACCAACCGAATCTCGACCTCTTGACCCTTGAGTCTTGCGTCGGCCATGACCGCGCCTCCTTACGCCGCCTGAGAGATGTTGACCGTTTCGCCGACCTGCGTGTCAAGCACGATGACGTCCATCGACGGCAACGTGCGAACCCGCAGGATGATGCGGAACAGCCCCGCGGCAAGCGTCTCGGGCGTGTTCCCGCTGATGGCGTCGATGAGGTAACCCTCGATGCGCTGGTTCGCGGGGTTCGCGTCGCCCCGCAACGTCGACATGAACGAATCGATCTCGCCGACGATGAGCGCCCGGCGCACCCGCGTCGCAAGCTGCTTGCTGAAGGCGTTGAGCCGCAGGCTGAGGGTGTCCGTGATGAAGTCGGCCATGCGTTGCCGGTTGATGTTCTTGAGGTTCGGGTTGACCAGCGGGTCGACCGACGTGACACCGGACTGGATGATGGCGACCCCCTGCTCCATTCGGAGCGACGCGATACCGGCCGCCTTGAACGCCCGATAGTCGCCGATCGCGAGGTTCTGCACGTCGGCGTTGCCCGTTTCGACCGACAGAATCTCACTCATGAAGTCGGTCGCCTGCCCCGGATTCTCCTCGGGCGGAAGCTGCGACAGCACCGACGACACCCACAGGTCGAACCCGACATCGATCTGCCCGTCGGCCGTGAATCCCGGCCCACCGGCCGTTCCGACCGCCGCGATCTGCGGCACGTAGATGTGAGCGCCGGGGTAGCAGTACACGACCCGACCGTGCCGATATGCACCGACGCCGGGCTGCGCCGCGATCGACTTCGCCGCAGCACGGGTCGTCTTGAGCGGCGGCCGGATGACAGCCATGCGGCCGAAGCACCCCTCCGACGAGGCCTCGATGACGTTCGTGCGAAGCGCCGTTCGGATGGCGTTCGACTGCCGTGCCGATGCGATGACGTTCGTCTGCCGCACGATGCTCGACAGGTTCTTCGTCGTGTCGAGCGCCGCCACGTACTTCGCGTCGAGCTGCGGCTCGGTGAGCGCGGCCGCGAGCGCGAACGGGTTGATGACCGCGAACGCACCGACGGTCTGGATCGGGAACGGCAACACCGTCACCGACCCCGCACCCGCACCCGCCGTCAACGTGTCGTCGGTCGACGGCCGCACCTTGATGCTGTACGGGCCGGGGTTGTCGGCCGTGACCGCGGTGGTCTGCGCCGTCACCCATTCGGTGCCGACGCCATCGCGCACTCGCGTGCCCGCGGGAATCGCACCGTCGACGCCGACTGCGGCATCGGCACTCTGCCCGGCCGTGAACCCGAGCGCAGTTGCCGTCGTTGCCGTCACGTCGAGCGTTCCGGTCAACGGGGTCGCTGTGTTCGCCATGAGCAACTTGTTGGTCGCCGAGTCGCGCGTCACGTTGACCGCGGGGTTGGCCGCGTTGATGACCGCATCGACCTCGGCCGATGACACGGCGTCGATGTTGCCGACGTTGCCCGTGCCGTTGACGACCGTGGGTGCGCCCGTCGTGCCGTTGTGCACGAGCAGATCGAAGCCGGGAATCGCCGCGACACCCGTGCCGCCGGTGAACTGCACGCCGTTCGGGGCCGGGCCGGGCGTGTTCGTCTCCCACCGCACCCGCGTGCCGCCGAGGTTGACACCCGTCGACCCCGCCGTGCCGCCGATGAACGTCGCCGTGAGCAGCCCTGCGAACTCGGCCGCCGTCACAGCATACACGTCGGCGACATTGTTCGGGCCAGGGTTGACCAGTGCAGCAGGCGCGAGCCCGAGCGACACGAGCACCGCGGGCGTGCCCGCGACGATTGCGCCACCCGCGCTGCTGCCCTTGCGATCGGTGCGAATCTCGACCTGACCACCGCTGTCGAGCGCCGCACCACCCGTGAGCTGCCCGTTGATGGTGTTGAGGAACGCGGCTTGCGTCGCTTCGAGGCCGGTGAAGATGATGGTCTGGTTGCCGGGGATTCCGTTGATCTGCACCACGAGGATGTCGCCCGGCAGCACAGCGGCATAGGTCGCCGCGGCACCCGTGATGCTCGCCGGGGTTGCATCGATCGTGAGCGTGTCGGCGATTGCTTGGTTGTCGACCTTGCCGATGAACGTATCGCCCGGTACGAGCGCGACCGGGAACGAAGCGGCGTTCGAGGTCTCCGAGCCCTTCGTGCCCGACAACGACAGCCCGAGCTTCGCGAGCACGCCCGCGGGTACTTCGCTGACAATCCGCACCTCGCCGTCGGTGCCGCGCACACGACCGGTGAGCCGGATCGCACCACCGAAGTTGCTCGCGAACGTGAACCCCGCCGTCTGGTTGATGCGGCTGATGGCATCGGCGATGGTCACGTCAGTCGCGAGGAACGTGACCGTGAAGTCCGTCTCGGCATCGTAGCCGATCGTGATGGTGTCGCCGTCGGCGAGCGCCCCGACGAACGCACCGCCCGTGAGCACCGCGGCCGTCGCGTTGAACGTCGCGACGAGCGGACCGCCGCCAACGTCGGTCGTGATGAACTGCCCCGGTTCGAGGTCGAACGAGAAGTCGCTTGCACCGAGCAGCCACGCGAGTCGCCGGAACTCGACGGCACCCACCGACGTGTCGACCCGCACGACGTTGAGCTGGCGGAACCGCTTCTTGGTCAGGCCGACGAACCCGTTGCCGTTCCAGTACTCGGGCGTGATGGCACCGTCGGCCTTGCGCGTTCGGGCGCACGGATTGTTCGACGGCGTGCCGTCGTACACGAACCCAAACCCGCCGAACGCCGAGAGGAAGTCGGCCGACGATGCGACCTGATAGGGCGTCTCGAACGGCCCATCCTCGAACTCGGCGATGAGCGTCACCATGCCCGTGCCGACCCCGGTCAACTGCGCCGGTGGTTCGCGATCGATGATGACGACACCCTCGATCGCAAGCAGTTCTTCCATACCGGGGTCGAACGTGAATCGTCGAATGAACCCTGCGCCTGCCATGGTGCCTCCAATGCGGTGCCGATGTTGGGGATGCTGCCATGCCCCGCCCGGCACGTCTAGTGCCCGCTAGGGGCCGTTCACTTCCACCTCCGCTACCTCGACCGACACCGACACGTCCACGCCGACGTTGCACGCCGCAAGGTCGACACCGACCGACTTGAACCCGACCGCGTTGATGAGCTGCACCTCGGCAACCCGCATCCCCACGAACAGGTGCCCGCGTCGACGCCCGCGCACCACGTCGGGGTCGTCAATGTGCTGCTGCCCGCTCAGCCAGAACTCGCACACCCGGTCGTAGTATTCGGGGAGCTTGATGCGGGTCGAGTACGAATCGTCAGCCGACCGGAGGGCCGCCGATATGCCCGCGATGAGCGCGCGACGTTCGGCCCGTTGCGATCCCCACACCTCGACCGTGAAGTCCTCCGTGTACTCGCCTTGCTGCACGAGCACCGTGTCGGCCCCGTACACGTTCCAGGTGTCCTCCAACACCTTCGGCGGGCCGAGCCCGATCGGTTCCGACGTGCCGCGGCCGGGTAGGATGGCGATGCCGGGAAACTTCAACTCCTTCACGTTGTCGGGCTGCTCGATGTGGATGTTCTCGGCGGGCACCCGGAACTCGATCGTCTGCCCCGGTGCGTTGCCCGGCCGCCGGAACCGCAGCAACGACATGAACTGCCGGAACCGGCGCAGCACGATCGTTCGGGTGTCGGTCGCCGGTAGCGGCTTCTCGGCACGCACCGGCCACACCCGCCCATAGGGCGAGGTCACGAGGTCGAACGCTTCGTGCGCGATGAGTCCTTCGTCGGCCATGCCCATAGGCTACAGCCGTTGAAGCTCCCGCGCGACCTCCTCGCGAACGAACCGCGGAACGTGCTTTTCCGTCGCTTCCTTGAGGATGCCGAACCCCTGCCCGCCGTTGAAGATACCCCGGTTGCGCATCAACCGGGCGATGGCCCACGCATGCGCAACCGCATCCTCGGCCGTCGCGAGCCCCTTGCGCACGGCCCACTCGCTGAGCATGCGGATCATGCGGGCACCAACTTTGACGTTCTTGACCCCGTACTCGATGAACGCCGCGTGAGTTTCGAGGTTCTCGATGACCGCCCCGTCCTCGGTCGGTCGCGCACGCCACCCGCCGAGATACCCCGACGCCGCGCGGTCGACGGGCTTCGGGCTGCGCGTGGGGATGATGCGCAACACGATCTCCTGTTGCGTCCGCTGGGCCGCCGACAGCAACCCGCGCATCGCCGCCTTCCGCATGTCGCCCTGCACCTTCTCGAAGTGCCCGGCAACTTGGTCGAGGCGTAGCGTGTAGGTCGTCATCGGTCGTCGGGGTCGATGCCGTACTGGCTGCGGCCTTGCCGATCCATGTCTTCGCTCATGCGTTCGAGCAACACCGACCAGCACACGTCGCCCTCGCGCCGGTCGGGTTGCGCCATGAGCCGATACCGCGCACGCATCGGCGGGTTGTCGCCGCGGCCATCCTCGACGACCTCCCAGAAGAAGTCGGTCGGTTCCTCGATCTTGGCCCCTCGCGGTTGACCGGGCACCGCCCGGCCCATGAGCTGGTCGGCCGTGTAGGTTACGGCAATCTTGTCGATCCGCAACGTGCCGACGGGGAGCGTGCCCGCCGAGTACGGGTTGAACACGACCGTGCTCATGTCAACGACCCGCGGCGTCGGCAGCAGTTCGAGCCGAGCGAGTAGACGTTCGTCGCCGTCGCCCCGTTCGGGGCCTGCGAACCGGGTCCACACGAGGAACACGCGCTTGGATCGGATGCCGAACTTGGTCGCGAGCTGCCGGATGCGCGGTGCGAGCCGCACACCGAGCCGGTTCGCGAGCGTGCGCGACGCTTCGTTCGGCGTGAGCGGTCGCGGCCGCGGCATGTCACGGGCTCCCGGCGGGTGCGGGCGGTCGTACCGGTGTCGTCGGCACCGCGCTCGCCGACGATGATGCCGACGGGAACGGGTCGACGATGATACCCGCGTCGGGCGTGTCGAACCCCGGCTGCGCGGCCATCGTCAAGTGCGTGCGTGCGAGGCAATCGCGCGGGGTCGGGCTGTCGAGGCACACGGCCTCAACCACGTCGATGACCGTGCGTGCGATGGTCCGCTGCTTCGGGGTGCATGCCCCGACGATGATGAGACCGACCCCACACAACGCCGCGACGAACACCGCCGCGGCAATGCACCGATTCAAGTAGGCTTCCACGTTCATGTTGTCACCCGTGCATGACCGGCACGTTGAACCCCGACCCGTTGCGCTTATCCCACGGGTTCGGGTAGATGCCGAGAAGGTTCGCGAGGGAGGCCTGCCACCGTTCGTACTGCCGGTCGAGCGCCTCCTGTTCATCCTGCCGAATCTCGATCTCGCCGACCTTGGTGACGGCGAGCAATTCGAGGTCGTCGATCTTCTGCTGCTCAATCGTGTCGAGGATCTGGACGTGCCGTCGTACCTGCACGAGCGCCGATTCGAGCACGCGGTTCATCGCGCCCTCGACCATGAACTGCGTTTCGACGGCCGCGGGCGTGCCCAACACGAACGTCATCGCCTCGGCCACGTTGAGAAACCCGAGGTGGTGTCGAATCTTGACCTTTTCGTCTTCGGTGAGCGGCACGACGGCACCTCCTTCCCGGCATCAACCGAACATCGACACCGGTTCGTCGGCGGGGTCGAACTCCTGCAACACGATGCCCTGCTGTTGTAGCCGCCGAATGTTGTAGTTCAGGCTGTTGATCTCCTTGCCCTCCTTGAGCCGGGCACGGAACCCGCCATCGAGCACGATGCCGCCCCGGATGACGCGATACCACTTCGCCTTCGGGGCTTCGGCTTCGGCTTCGGGGTCGTCACGCACCGCCGACCCGACTTCGGCAGCTTCCGTCGGGCCGTCGAGCTTCACGTCGGGGATTGGGCCGTTGCCAAGCACTTGCACGCTCTCGTTCTTGTCGTCCTGTCCGGTTGCCTTGCGCATTGAATGCACCTCCTGCCTCATATCACCCCATCCGAACCGGTGGGGCAAGTCGCCCGACCCGCCGTCGCCAAACGACCGGGCCGGTGCCTCGTACAATAAGGCCGAATCCGCGCGGGTACACCCCGCCCGCATCGACATCGTGCCACCGTTGCCCGAACTCCTCGAACGTGAGGAACGCACGACGCCCCGCAACCGCCGGGTCCTCGAACAGCACCGCATCGTCGTCGACCGCGACCGGCACGACGTAGTGGCCCGAGTTCCACTCGGCTGCGTACCCGCCGAGCGGTGGTAGCTCGGAATCCCACGCCTGCAACGCGATGACGACGAGCGCCCCGTCGGCGAGCAGCCGCTTGATGGTGGCGGGGTCGAGCGTCGACGACGGTTCGACCGTGAGCCCGTGCGCGCGAAGCACCCGCACCATCGCGTCGAACATCGTGCCGTCGTCGGGTGTCGTACCCGCCTCGGCCGCGAGCGTCACTTCGGGCACCGCCCGGCCGAAGTACCGCAACACCGCCGCGAGCACCGACGGGCCACAAGTGAAGTCCGTCTGCTGTCGAACGTCGGGCACCGCGTCGACGACACGGTTGGCCCACGTGGTGAGGTCGTCGCTCATGCGTCGATGCTACCACGTCGGGGAACACCGCCGCACCCGGCGGGCGTGAGCCCGTCAGGTGCAAACGGATGAGGGATGGGGTGGATCAGTCGAGCGCGTGCTCGATGATGATGCTGCGCTTGTACCGCTCGGGGCCGCCCGACGACACGTCGCTGGGCACCGGGAACGAGGTGGTGATGCTCCACGACGCGGCAACCACGTCCTGAAGGCGGTTGAGAGGCGCACGCAGGATGAGGCGCACACGTTCGGTCTGCACTTCGATGCCCGCGTTGACGACCGTGAACTCGCCGACCTTGCCGGTCACACCGGCCTCGGTCACATACTGCTTCTCGTCGAGGTACTTCTCGACGAGCGCACCACGGCCCGTCACGATGATGCGACCGACGTTGATGCCCGAGTCGTTCGTCGTCTCGGCACCGATGTCCTGCGAGTAGAAGGCGTTCGTGCCCGTCGCGATTCGGTCGCCCGCGTTCGCGTGGTCCGGTGCCTCGTTGTTGAGGTAGAACGCGATTCCCGCGATCGTTCCGATGAACGCTTCCTGGTAGTACGAGTGGTCGGGCAACGCGGTGTTGAGGCGCTGGAACGCCGGGTCGGTGAACACCTGGGAGTTGCCGTCGGTCGAGATGTGGGCGTGGTAGTACCCGTCCTCGTGCGGCTGCACGTTCGCCTTGCGCAGCCGATTGACCGCGTTGATGGCGTCCTGAAGGGTGAACGTGTCGGCCGCACCGATCGCGTCGACCGACAGACCGCCACCCGACCGGATGACGCGGGGTGCCTGAGACGACACGACGGGCGTGCGCGCAGCAACGCCGACACCGAGCGCGGCGTCGAGCAGCAGCGTGCCGGGGCCATACGGGTCGTCGGGGTCGTCGGGCGTGTACCCGATGACGTTGCGCGTGCCAGCGACACCGACGATGCCGATGGCGAGCGGGGTCGCCGGGCTCACCGGGTTCGGCCGCACCTGTGCACCGGGCACGACGACATCGGTGAAGCCGTTGAGGGCCGCCACGCGGATCGTCGTCGCACCGGCGAGCGCCGGGGCGATCGTGAGCGTCTGACCGCTCAGGTACGCCCTGAACAGCTCGTTGCGCGGGATGCGGTTGAGCGACTGCCCGGCCTGCAAGCCGAGCTGGTGAATGTTCCGCAGGAACAGGTCGGCGTTCGCCACGACCGACGTGGGGATGTGGGTGTCGATCGTGCCCGCGTACCGGGCGAGCCGTGCGACCCACTGCTCGTAGCTGACCGTTTGCGGAACGGGGTCGGTGCCCGGTGCGATCGGCTTGACGATCGGCTTCAGCAGGCCGGGCCGCGACATGAAGATCTCGGTGCCCGTGTTGGCACCCCATTCCTCGGCGACTGCCTCGGAACGGTACATGAGGGCGGGGAACAGACCATCGTGGAAGGCGCGCTCCAACAGCCCCGCCTGCACGAGTTGCAGGACCGCGGGGGGAACGCCGAGAACAAGTCCACCTGACATCGCGCTTCTCCTTGTGAATGGGTCGAACGATTCGGGCTTCGCGTCGGGGCGTTCCACCTGTTGACCGCCGGTGTGCCGCGTGGGTGCCTGCGCTACGCCAACAACGGAAGGGTGCCACCGGCAACCGGTGCGAGTCAAGCGCACGGATGATCGATCATCCGTGCGCCCGATAGACGACGGCCCCGAGCACGTCGCCGCGTCGGGGCCGTCCACTCCATTCGCATCGTGCGAATTGAATGCCTACCGCCAGCCGCGCATGCCGCGTCGCTTCAGTTCGGCCGTGACTTCGGCTCGCGACATCGAGTTCGGTTGGCCGGGCTTGAACGTCTTGCCCTGCGGGTTCGTCGTCGGGTCGGTCGACGGCGGTGCGGGGGGCGGTGCAGGCTTCGCCTTCGCCGCCGGGGTCGTTGTCGTGATGGGCTTGCGCACCGGTGCGGGTGGCGGTGCCGCGGGTGCGGGTGTCGCCGGGGCGAGCCACGGGTTGTCCTTCACGAACTTGGCGAACCACCGATCGATGTCGCGTTCGTTCATGCGGGCGACCTGCTGCTTCGGCAACTCCTCGACGTACTCGGCGAACGCACGGCGAGCCGTGTCGAGCTTCAGCTTCGTCGCCCCGTCGACGTGCCGCCGGGCGATGTCGATGATGAGATTGTCTTGCCGTTCGTACACCCGCGCGACCGCCTCCTCGTGCAGCTTCGCTTCGAGTTCCTCGCGGGTCTTGCGTTCCTTTTCGAGGTCGGCCTGGAGCTGCTGCTCGCGGGTCATCTTCTCGCGGTCGGCCTTCTCGCGTTCGGTGCGCAGCCGCGCGAGTTCGGCGAGGTCGGCCTTGACCTTCGTCGGGTCGTCGACCCCGAGTTCGCGCAACACGTCCTCGCGCGCCTTGCGCCGGGCACGTTCGAGCCGTGCCGCGAGCGGTTCGTCGGTCGGGGCCGCCGCGCGGGAACCGTTGCCGCCGTTCGTCGGTGTCGCAGGCGGGGTTGCCGCCGCGGGTGGTGTCGCGGGTGGTGCGGCGGGCGGTGCACCGGCAGGCGGATCGGCCGCCGGGGCGATGCGTTCGCCCGTCGCGCTACCTACGAAGTTGTTGGGCAGTGCGGCTGGGGGCGTCCCACCGGCCGCGGCCTGCGTCGTTGCGTCGGTCATGTGCTTCTATCCTCCCGTTTGCACGTCGTCGGTCAGATGGTGTCGTCGGTCGTTTCGAGCACCGTGTCGAGGTCGAGCAGCGCACCGACGAGCAGCGTCACCTTGCACCGGGTCACGGCGTCGGCCGCCGCGAAGTTCACGAGGCCCTTCGCCACATCGAGCGCAGCCTGACCCGCCGCGGGCACACCCGCCGGGGCGAGGATGACCTTCTCGCCGGTCGAACCGCCGACCGTTGCCTCGGCCGCGACGAGGTACACGACCCCGCGGGCGAGGTACTGCGCCGGGATGGCGAACTGGTCGGCCACGACCTCTTGCCCGTCGAGCACGACGACATCGCCGCGCGACGGGATGAACTCCACGTCCACTTCCTCGTAGGCGCTCGCCGCGAGCACCACGATGTCACCGTTGGGGGCGATGGCGATCTGCGCATCGGCCGGGGTCGTGTTCGGGGTCTGAATCGCCAGCTCACCGAGCGTGCCCGCCGCGGCGGTTGCCCGCGCGTAGGCGCGCGTGATGAGAGCACCCTTGCAGTCGTCGGGGAGCGCGAACGCCTGAAGCGTCGCCAGCACCCGTGCCGACCCCGCCGGTGTCTTCATGCGAAGCACCTGCGGCACCTGCCCGCGGAGGATTGCCCCGAGCCCGACCTTCCGCATGAGGTCGGCGAGCGTGTTCGGGTTCGCCCGATTGAACGCATCCTTGATGACCATTGCTGAACACCTCTCCCGGCCCGTTACGCTTGGCCGCTTGCGAAGTACTCGATGAGCGCCGATCCAGATACCTCGGCGAGCTTCAGAAACTTGGTGTCGTCGACCTCGATGATGTGGAGCCCGTTGATAGGCAACACGGCAACGACGTTGCCGCCCACCCCGTCGTCGGTCGTGAGCCGCAGCAGCACCGGCCCGTTCGACTTGAAGTAGAACGTGTTGCCCTTCGTGACAACACCACCCGTGCCAATCGCTGGCAGAGCGGCGTACACCCCGACCGCGGTTGCAATCTGCTGTTGAAGAACCCCGGTCGCCGCGTTGAACCCCTTGGGGTCAGTGCGCAACCGAAGCGGCACCGAGAACACCGACGCCGGGAACGTCTCGCCGCCCGCGGGCGGGCCGCCGATGAGCGCCCCCTGCATGTTGATCTGCCCCATGGTTCACCTCGCGCCGTTCCGGTTCAACCGCCGAGCTTGAAAGGCTTGTGGGCATTCTGCCCGAGCGGCCGCGTGCCGATGTCCTCGGCGTCGGGCGGATCGATCTGCGGGATGAGCCCCGCGGGTGCCGCGTCGGCCGTCGACGGCTGCTCGCCGGTCGTCGCGGGCTGCGCCTGCGCGGTGCGAAGGTCGCGCGGCTTCGGGGCACTCGCACCGCTCCCGCGCGGGTTCGTCAAGAAGTTGGTCGGTGCCGCCTTGCCCATGCCTGCGCCTCCTTTGCCGTCACCAAACGGGTTCGTCTTTCCGTCGCCGGGCTTCGTCGCCATGTTGCTACCTCACCGTGGCAGGCTACGTCGTCGCGGTCGCCTGCGTCAACGTGTCACCGTTCACCCTACCCGCATCGGCTTCTTGTTGCCGTCGTTGACCGGGCCTGCGGGCGGCCATGGGTTCTGTTCCTGATACCCGCCCGATGCCTCCTTCGCGGTCTTCGCAACCGGATGATCGGGCACACGTTCGTCGGCCACTACGGTGTCGACCGAACGCCCCGACCGCCGAGCCTCGTCGACGATCTGCGGTGGCGCGGGAGGGGTTAGCTGCGTGAATCGCCCCGCAGCATCACGAGGGGGCGGTGCGGGTGTCGATTCGATGCGGAACGGCTTTCCCATGCCGTGAGGCTACCACCCGCGAACGGGTGCAACAAGTGAGGCCTCAGTACACGGTGTCGGGCGGGTCGTTGTCGGCGGTCTTCGCCTGCTCGGCTGCCTCGTCGAGCAACGCCTGCACGGTCGGCGGAATGTCGGCCGGGGTCGGCTTGTAGTCGGTGTCGATCTCGATGTCGTCATCGCGTGCGACGTTCCACCAATCGAGTTCCTGACGCAGCCACAAGTTGATCATCCACACCGACCGAACGTCGAGCGGCATCGACCCCGCGGGGGGCGGTACAACGTGCACCGGCGGTGGCATCCCGTCGTCGGCGTTGCGCACCCCGACACGTAAGTGCTCTGCGAACGCCGACGTGCCGTCGACGAATCCGTTGTCGCTGACCGTCGTGCCGTCGCTGAAGTCCCATCGCGCCATCACGTCACCTCGCCCTTATCATTCCGCGGTCGGTTCCGGTTCGGGTGTCGGCTTCGTCTTCGACTTGCGCGGTGCACGCGGCTTCTTCGGGGCCGGTGCCTTCGGCGGTGCGGGGGGCGGGTCGGGCACCTTTCCGCCCGCGAGCTGACCGAGGATGAAGTGGTAGTGGTCGGGGTCGCCCCGCGCGAACCACACGAGGTCGTTGACGATGTACTCCAACCCCATGCTGGTGACCTCGGTCGCGTCGCTGTACTCCTTGCCGACATACTTGCTTAGGAACTTGTCACGCCGCGACTTCTCGTTGCGACGATACCCCGCCCCGAGCCACGTTGCCTTTTCGCCCTTCGTGCGGTTCGCGAGCCATGCCCGCGCGGAAGCGCGCAACGTGTCGTTGCCCGCTTCGAGCGCGTGCCCGAGTTCGTGTTCGAGCACGCCCATCCGGTTCGACGCTTCGATCGCGTTGAAGTAGGTGCGATAACACCCGCGCGACCCGGTGAACGTCAACGCGGGCATCGCCCCGGATGGCGACACCGCAACCGTCTCGTCCACCATCGCGTGAATGAACTCCTCGGCCCGGCTGATGGCCCGCGCACGTTCCTCGGGTGTCGCCGCATCCCGTGTCGTGCGCCCGGCCTTGACCTTCGACACCTTCGCCGTGCCGAACCGTTCCGGTGTCGAACGCCGCGTGATGCGTTCGAGGTGCGAACCGAGTGCCGCGACCGCCCGCAGTTCATCGATGTCGGCAACGATGCCCGACCCCGGCCGTTCGATCATCTCAATCAAGTCGCGGATCGACTTCGCCCCGTGCTTGCGCAACAAGTGCGTGACTCGCTGGATCGACCGTGCCGCACCCGATGACGCACCCGACATCGTGACCGACCTTGCGAAGTTCTCGACGTGCTGCGTGAGAACGTGGGCGTGCATGTCGACGCCGCGTTCGAGCATCGCTCGCCCATAGGCGACGTTCATGCCCGCCGACGTGTACCCGTGCACCGCCGACACGTCGGCAATATGGTGTTCCGGGGTGTGCTCCGGTCGTGAGGGATGCGCTAGCGCCGGGTCGGCCTTGCCTGCTGGCTTCGGTGCCGGGGCCGGTGGCGGCGTCGGTGCCGTCGGCGGGGTCGGCTTCGTCGGTTGCGGTGGCGGCGGGGTTGTCGGGGTCGTCGTCTTCGGCGGTGGCGTCGGCGGTGTTGGTGGCGTTGGCGTCGGCTTCGTCGGCGGGGTCGGCGGGGTCTTCCCCTTGTCGAGGTCGACGACCCGCGCAACCGTCCGACGCAACCCGCGCAGCTTGTCGGCCGCAAGGCGGTGGTCGCCGTCGTACACGAACAGCATGCCTTGATGCCGCACGATGACCGGCAAGTCTTCGAGCGCACCTGTCGCCGACCGTTGACCTACCCGCACCAAGTGCGGGTCACGGATGAACGGCCGAACCGAATCGGCCTCGATGGTTGTGCGGTCGGAGAACAGCCGGTCGAGCGTCACCTGTTGGATCGGTGCGTCCTCGATGCCCGCGTGAATCTGCCGCACGATGTCGGGTCGCGCGAGGTGTGCCGAATCCTCGTCCATCGGCGTGCCGAACGGCGAGTCGATCATGCCCCGTTGGGTCATCGCCGCGAGCCGCGCCTCAGCCTCCTCGGGCGACACCGGCGATTCGGTCGGCGGGGTGCCCGGCGGTGCACCGACCGGCGGTTGCGGCTTGCCGAACTGGTCGGGTGGAATCGTCGACAGCTTCGGTCGTGCGGGCGGGCTGCCCTTGCGCTTCTCGTATCGCCACCGAGCCGCAACCTCGGCGTCGGTCTTCGGCTTCAGTTCGTCGGGCACCGGCCACGACAACCGATGCGGCACGACGACCTCGCGATCGTTCGGTCGTGCAGGCGGGTGCATGAACGAACCCGTCCACGTGTCGAACGGTTCGGTGAGCCGCCGGATCTGCCCGTGCACCGCGTAGGAGTCGGCCGCGGCGCGGTCATCGAACGTCGCGCATAGGATCTTCACCCCGTCGCCGAGCTGTTCGTTGGCCTCGTTCATCGTCTGCCAGTTCGCCCGGTTGTTGGCGTAGGCCGTTTCGGTGCGCAGGATTCGTTCGGCCCACGTCGCCGCAACACCGGGTTCCTTGCCGGTGAGGAACGGCGACTGCTGGATGATGGCGTCGCGCGTTTCCGCCCACGGTCGGCGGGCGAGGTAGTGCGTGCGCAACTGCTCCTCGAACTTGGCGAGCACCCCATCATCGTATCGTTGCAGGATGCCGGGCTTGCCCCGGTGCGGTGCGGTCACTTCCGCACCCGGTTCACCGCTCCCACGCAACCGGTACAACTGCGAGGACTGGTAGCCCGACACCGCCCGGTCGAGCACCGCGGCCTCATCGAGCCGCAACGCCGATGCCGCCGCCATCCCGTGGTACTTGCGTTCGGACTTCGTGAGAAAGTCGACGGTCGTCTTCGCCGTCGTCTCGGCGACCACCTTACCGGTGTCGACGACCGTCCCAGCAATCGCCGCGTTGACGCCCTTGAGGGTGTCGCGAAGCTGCCTGAGCGCGGCCTGCGCCTGCACGGCCTCGAACGTATCGTTGCGGCCGAGCTTGACCGCCGCGTCGATGCGGGCGACCAGCTCCTTCTCGGCCGCCTGCAACGTCGCCTTCACCCGGCGGGTGTACGCCGCGTCGGCGTACTTCTTCGCCATCGTCCGGTTGCGGTCGATGTACTGCCGCACAAGGTCGGCCGCGGGGTCGGTCACGTCGTCGCCTCACCGGTCATGCCGGGCATGATACCGCGCGACGGATGATCGATCATCCGTGCGGGTCAACCGGTGGGTGGTGGTGGGGTCGCTGGCGGGGTTCCACCCGGCGGCTCGGGTGTCGGGGCGAGTGCCGCGGGTGCGGCCGTTCCTGGTGCCGCTGGTGCGCCGGGCGGTGCCGCCGGTGCGGGTGGCGGTGGGGGTGGTGGCGGCGGTGGCGGGGATTCGGCCTCGCCGATCGCCTCGCCGAGCTTCGCGCCCTTCGCCTCGCGCTTCGCCTGGAACTCGGCGATGGTCAGGTCGCCGTCGGGGTCGAGCGTGCCATCGGGCTTGAGCAGCGGCCCATACCCGACCGACGCACGGCCCTCGTTGACCGAAACGATCGAAGCAAGGTCGGATGCGGTCAACGCAACCTTCTGCGTCTGCTCGGCCTCGACCGGGTTCAACTCCTCCTCGGGGGGCGGTGTCACCTCACCGCCGGTGCTGGGGAACATCTCGGCCTCGGCCGCCTTCGCCGCCTGGGCCTCGCTCACGATCTCGCCGAACACCGCGTCGGAATCGAGGCTGTACGCCCGCGCGATGATGTCGACCGCCGCGCGTTGCGACAGCACCGGCTTGCCGCCGACCGCGATCGACATGGTTTGCGTGGTGACTTGCATGTCGTTGGTCGTCGGCTTGAAGAACTCGGGCCACGCGACCTTGATGTTGCGCCCCGACCCCGGTTCGCGCTCGACCTCGCGCACCCGAATCTCGCCGGTCGGCAGCCCCGTCAACGGGTCGACGACCGGTTCGCGTTCGATGCGCGGCGGGAGCGTCAAGGTGTAGTGCACCGGTCGCGCGACCTCACGCAACGTGCCCGTGTCATCGACCGGCTCGAAGTCGACCTCCTGCTCGCCCGCAGCGGTGCCGTATCGGCTGCGCGCACTCTCGACCATCTGAGTGAGCAATCGTTCGATGGCACGCCCGTACTGCGTCCGCATGATCGATGCTTTCGACAGCATCGGGGCGTACACGATGCGGAGCGCAACCGATGACGTTCCGGCCGCCGTGATGGTGTTCGGGTCGGGTAGCACGCACTGCGCCGTTTCGAGCGCGGCGTTGCGCTGCGCCTCGAACAGGTTGATGCCGACCGACATCGACGCACCCGACAACTCCATGTAGGAAGCGTCGCCGTCCTTGCCGACCGCGAGCGCGTTGTCGGAGCCCTTGCGCACCCCGAACCGCGACACAAGCTGCGGGTCCATCTTGAGCTTCAACGTCGGGTCGAGGTTGAGGCACGCCCCACGCATGACGACCGAATTGAGCACGTCAATCGAGTTGCACGACTCGTAGAGATCGGAGTAGTCGCACGACCCGTCGGCGTTCGTCGCGTCGTCCTCGGGCAGATTCTGCACCCACACGAAGTGGCAGAATCCGTCGTTGTGAATGAACGAGCGGGCGGTGTCGATGCGCCAATCGGGTTCGCTGTCACCCGCCTCGACCTCCTCGAACAGCACGTCGGCGACCGGGGTCCAATCGCGCCGGAACCAGAGCCACTTGCGCACGACCTGCTTCTTCTCGCGGTCGAAAACGTCACGCGGAAACTGATACACCTCCGAGACGTG